TTGACCTAACACAGTTAATTTATTTTTCCAAATATCCCATCTATTAGTTAATTTAAGCCAAGCGTATGTTAATCCGCCAATAACACCAATCAAAATTCCTAATTGTATTATTATTTTAAGAATTGCTGGATTCAATATAAAAGTGAACATCTTTCCTAAACTTCCTATGGAAGAGGACAACATTTCAACTAATGCACCAGCCCCAGCAACTACTGTAACAAATCCGGTAGTTGCAATGGCACCTGCTATGATTGCCATTGTCAATCCTGAATGTTCTCTGGAAAAATTTGATATTTTTGAAGCAGTAGAATCAACCGCTAATGCCAATGTTCCAAACAAAGGAGTAATTGCATTACCTAAATTTGTTTGCATCATTTTTACATTAGCGTTCATTTTTGTAAGCGAACCGCTAAATGTAGTTGAGGCAAGTGAAGCCATACCAGAGTATTGCTCCGTTTGTTTCATTGTTGCATTATATAATGCCAATCTTTTCTGCCTTTCTGTTAAATTTTTATTTCCATTATTAAATTCTTTGGCAAATTCTTTTTCTGCTTCTTTGAATCTTATTTCAGCACCAGCAGAATCATACATTACTTCCCTGTATGTTAATAACCCAATGGATGCTTTTTTAACCGCTTCTGCACTACTGTCAGTTGCATTTTGTTTCTTGACCATTGCGGTATCAACCATTCTAAGTGCCCACAAATATGATTTTTCACTATCTCCCAATGCCATTTGTGCATTGCTTAAAGTTTCACTAGCATCCGCTAAATTTAACATTCCACCTGTCGCAGAAACTAATTTTTGTGCGTCGCTTGTTAATTTTTCATAGGTTTCCCCCGTGGTTTGTGCAGCCACCATTAACTTCATTTCAGCGGTTTCCGCTTCTTTTGCAGACGAAATAAACTTTTGCAACATAACAATTCCGCCCGCAAAAGCAACGCTCATAACCAACGACAAATAACGCAAACGGCTTCCTATATTATCTATATTAGAACCAGTTTCTTTTAGTTGTTTTTCAAAATTTTTAAATCCATTTGTAGCATTTGTAGAAGCAAGAACAGCAGTAGCTCCCCAATTTTTTAATTCTGTTGTTGCATTAGTGTCTATTCCTGTTGATATTTTTAATCTTTGAGAAGCGGTTTTAGATGTTAAAGACGCTAATTGTTTATCAATTGCGTCTAATCCAGTAATAGAGATAGAAGCGGTTGCTTTTTTTCCTAAATTTGAAACCGCCTGTTCAATTTTTTGAATAGTTGGGGTTGCATTATCACTGGCAGTAATATTTATATTGATATTATTATTTGCCATTTTTTTTCATTTGTCTTTCTTGATGTTGATTCTCAAGATTAAATATATCTGCTAAAGCTTCATATTTATCAAATGGAAGTTTTTTAACATCGTCTGGTTTCATTCCTAAATTTTTCCAAAATGATTTATATATATAAAAATCACTCAATAATTCTGATTTAATTCTTCCAGAACTGAAAGATACGATAACTTTCTTTATTTCTTCGTTTTTTCTTTTCCTAAAAAATCCATTGATTTTGTAACTGCTTCCATCATTGCCGTGAAATCTTTAACAGGCAACTTGCCAAGATTTTCTTTTGTAATTGTTAAAGGTTGTTCTTTATCGTCAGTGAACGGCCACGATTTAATCAAAAATTGGAGGGTTCTTATTCCTCTTTCATAATCGGTTAAATCACTGCCAATTTCACCTAATTGTTCAGTCAAAAGACTGTCGTATAAATCAACTTCAACATTTTCAAAAGAAGGCAAACTAACTTTTATAATCTTTCTTGGGTCTAATAATTTCATTTTATTTGCAAACCGAGAAAACGAGTTGGACATTAGGGCATTGCCCCCGATTATCATAATCGCCTGTCTCAGTTAATTTTAATAATTAACTTTAATAACTTTCAGTGGTATTGGTAACCTTAATTTCAATAGTCTTCGCTTCAGTTGGGTCATACATTGCAATAAACTGAGGATTTTCTGTTATAAATCCAGATATTGCCGCGTCTAATCCTTTATCACTCAATTTGAAATTCGGAATCTTAATCTGAATTTCTTCGTGTTCTGCATGACCAATAGCGTCGCCAGTAAACGTAACAATCATCGCACGAACAGGGTCGCTACCGTAAAGCATTGTTTCATAAAAACTCCTTTCGTTTGAATTTTCATAAAATATCACATATTCGCCACTAACTTCCAATGCTCCCATTGATATATAAGCAGGGCTTCCGCTTCCACTCATAAATTGCATTTCTGCATTGTTGTTATATTTCAAACTAAAACTACTAACGGGAGTAGCATTTGCACTTGCCGCTGCCGATAACGCCGCCGTTCCAGTCGCACCACTTCCGAACTTGATAGAATAGTCTTTGAAAGACATAATCCTTTCGGTAGTTAATGCTAAAGTTCCAGTTGCAGTAGTCGGGAATTTTGTTAAAATATTAGCAGATAAAGTTGCTAATCCATCAACAACATTCAAATCAAACGAATTTACAACACCATAAGTGTATTTTCTCGTATCAACTGTATCATTATAAACAATGGTTACAGTCTTAGGAGGGTTCGCTGATTTTCTTGTTAAAGTATGCTCCCATACAGCAGTTTCTCCAGACGCAGTTGTGGTAGTTTTTTCTCCCAAAGCAGGATATAAGAAATACATAGCGTTTTCAGCGTCCATATATATTTCAACATCACCACTTCCACTTGTTTTGCCGACAGACGAAGCATAGTTTTTATCACGAACACCTTTTGCTGATTCATCAAATAACGGCTCTTGTTTAGCCATTAAAGTGCAACTAACATAAGGTATCCATTTACTAGCTTTCACGCCAGTGCCAGGAACTGTTTCTATTCCGACTCCCATATAAGGAGTGTTTCCAGCTTTAATTGACATATTTTTATAATTTTATTTCTTTTTCAGAAATATCTTCTAATGTTATTCTTTTTTTCGACCTTTTTTCGATAACATTTTCTTTTATTTCTTTTTTAACTTCTTCTTTAATTTCTACTTTTTCGACTTCTATATATTCCTCTATATTAGAATTTGTAATAACTTCACTGAAAACATCATCAGTAACAATTTTTATTTGGTTCGCACCAACATACAAATCAAATTTAGGGAACAGAAGTCCATTCTGACTTTTGTTTATTATTTTTTTCATTGTTTTTTATGTCTTTATTTATAGGTAAATACACAGTAAAAGTATTAAAAGTATTATCTTTAAAACATTTACTTTGTATTTCAACTCGGTCGCCGACCAGCCTATATTTAAACAACAAGTTATGGCATTTCGAACATCTAAACTCAGACATTTTATCGTGTTGTAAAGTGTGCAACTTCAATGTTGGCAACAACTTCCAATGTTATTAAATCATCCGTCCTTTTTCTTACCGTATAATCTATTGACATATCATTAGATATTCTTCTATTAGTTCCTAAATTTAAATTCTTTCTGATAAGACTTAAAATAGTTTTAACATTTAACGCTCCCGCCGAATCTTCTCCTTCCATTGTTTCCATTAGAAAATCAGTTCCTATCATTTTATCTGGCGTAGCATTTAAATATTGACGAGCGTCTATTACAAGGGATATACTGATATTGTAAGTATTATTATCTCTGGCACTATCCAAAAGAGATATATTAGTTCTTACTGGATTTAAAATAAGAGCAGGCAAGCAACTTGCAGGAATTGCAGTAGGGTCTCCAATATAAATATATTTGATTAAGCCCTTCAAACCTACTGATAGCAGGTCTTTTAGAAGTTGTATCGTTGTTTTCATTTTTGATAAATATATTGATTTATTTTATTTCTTAACCATTCCGCAAAAATATTATTTACTTTTGTTTCCCTTGCGTCATCTACTTTCGTAATTGTTCTTGCAGGAACCATTTTTCCCTCACTGTTCATTCCCCCGCTGTGCATCAATTCCGCATAAGGTGCGTCACTTTTTATATCCATACTTGCTTTATTTCGTAATAACCAGTTGAAACTATTTTGGAGCCAACCAGTGCAAATAAGTGGTTTTGCTATCGCTATCGCTTTTCCTTCTGTATAAAGATTAAACTTTTCTTTTAAACGTCTATCAGACAACGGCGACCAAACTTCGCCAAATCGTCCGCCTCTTTCATCAAAATTTTGAGATATTTCTTGAATATAATAATCTCCAGATTTTATTAACGGTATTGAAAAATCTTTTAATTCATTTCGTATTCCTTTTAATGCGTTGTTAACATTATCAATTCCTTCAACATTTATATTTATTTTAGTGCTCATATTAAAATCCGCTTACGGTACTATCTGCTTTTCTATAAGAATCTGCGGTCGGTTCTCCAAAATCTGTCATCTTAAATTGTTCTTCTCCAATGTTAAACATTTCGCCGAGGTCGGATGTTTCGCCATCGTATGTATTAGAACATCTTACAGTAGAAGTTGCTTGTTTTGACAATTCCGAACCAGCAGTATCAATAAGTGTTATTTTTCCTTCTAAAATTCTATCAATCAATTCTTCGGCTCTTTTAATTTTTCTTTCACCTGATTTAGATATTTCTATATTTGCTTCAACCCCATATTCTTGCGATAACAGATTGCCCGCTGCCGATAAAATAATTATTTTTTGTAAAATCCTTGAAGTTTTCGGTAAAGGTAATGAATATTTAGTAATCAAGCTTCCTTCCGTTTCTTCCTCTGCTTCGTTTCTATATCTATCAACTATTTCAGTAGATAAATAAGGATTGTTTTGTAATCCTGCCTCTGCTAAAATTTTATATAATGAAACATAATGGTCTGCATCGCCAGCTTGAACTGCAATAGCATCATCTAACGAAGTTTCTGATAAAGAATATGAATTATAATAAGTCGCTTTATACCAAGAAGTAGATGTTCCCGTAGTATCTTCTAAAATAGTTCCTTGCGGATTATCAACTTTTATGACAATCGGCGAGCCTTCTCCTGAAAGATGAGAAAATGTTCCAGTTTCTGTTGTGCTTCTATAAAATTTTCGTTGATTATATCTTATTACTTGAATCGGTTCGTCTTTATAATGTTTTTTTGTAGTAGCGACGACTACCGTTATAGAATTAGTAGAAGTAGACGCAACTTGACATATTTCAGAATTTTGAT